CATTTCCCAGATGACCCGGAGATTGGACTGGACGATAAGACTCGCTCAATTTGGCCTGTTTTGGTCGGGCGAGCTATGGGTAAAAATACGCATACCCTGGAGTGCGCCTCTGAGGAGGCCGACGGTCTCGGCTAGAGGGGGCGATGACTTTATATTGAGGATTTTTCGTTCGGGCATCGCGCTCGCTTTTAGGTTCGATTGGCATTATCCGACATCCACCGGATGACAGCCTTGTTGAGGCCGAGATTGCCGCTTTCGGCGGATATTGGCAATGCCAGTTCCTCGAGATGAATCGCGGTCCTTGCGCCGCAAATTAGTGCGTCATCCGGCGGATGCGGGTTAAAAGCCTGCGCTGGTCTGCCGGAGAAATCCACGGGCCGAAGTCAAGCTGACGAAGGCCACCTCGTGATCTGATAAGCCGAACTTCCGCAAAGGGTCGATTTCGGCCATGATTTTCGCTCCGGGTTTCGCGGCGCATGATACGCGAGACGGGGTGCGAGATCAAAGAAAAGGCGACCCGGAGGCCGCCCCAAACGCCGCGTCCGGCGTCATGACGCTTAACTTGCGCCATGGTTTCTCGCCTTACGTCGCCATTCCAGCAAAGAGCGCAAGATTACAAGCTCATTCGCAAGGCGATCGCTGAGATACGTGTAGGGCGCGGGGAACGGCCCAAACATCAATAAAACCCCTATTTCTGAGATCTGCTCGCGAATGGCTTTCGTGACCCAGTGCACTCTGCGTGTTTTCGGTTTGGTTGTGGTAAAGAATACTGAACCATCGCTGGACGAAATGCTGAAGGCCATGCGCGAGGCGGCCAGGGCCTAATGTAGAAAGAGGAACTTGCCCGTGCGACGATCCGCGATTCCATCCGGACACAACCGCTCGCGCTACTGAAACCGAAAAAGGGCAAACGAAAATGAGAAAAACCTTAATCATAGCCGCCGCAATGGCCGCGATTTGTGGAGGCGGCCCGGCGATGGCTGGCGACGCCGAGATGAGCGATCAATCCATTTGCGATCACGTCTTCACTGGCGGTAGCCGTGAGAATACGGCCGTTAGAACATGGTGTAAGGAAGGGGCAATCGGCGGCAGATACGCGCTCTTCTTCAGCGCAATACGGAGGGGGTGGACTGACGAAAGCCCTTCCACATCCTCAATGGACCCGAATTATTGCGGGGAAAATAGAACTAAATTGGGGGGCAACGATCCGTTCCAGAGTTGCAGTACCGCTTGGATGGCCCGTGCAACAGCGGCTCGAAAAGCCGAAGAGTACCGTCAGGAACAAAGCTTTGAGGCGGACATACAAGCTCGCAATCACGAAATAGCCGCCGCCAAGGAGAACGCCGCCACGCGAACCGCACACGATAATGAAAATGGATATAAGCGCATTGCCATTGCTGATGTCCTGCTTGATGGGAAAACGCTTGCCGCAGACAATCAGAAAGTCTCACTAATCGGCACTTACATTCATGAAGTCAAAACCGATTGGCTTTTTCCAGGCAATATGTGGCCGAGCAACCGCGACGAAAGCAACGGGATTTCGCTCATAAAAGATAGCGCCACTAGAGAATTTCGGTCACTCCTTTTGAGCGCATGGAACAGGGCCGACCGAGAACGGGGGCTAACTGGTGTCGTCATTCTTGGCCACGTGTCTATGTGTGAGCGGGCAACGCTCGTCGGGGTCGAACAAATGCCGTGCGTAATTATTGAGGACGGCTGGCGCTGACCAACGGTCACGAATTAATAAAATCGATCCGCGTCGTGTATCCTTGCTGCGCCGAGTAATTGTGCTCGACATCGGTGATGAGGTACCCATCGACGCCGGGCCGAGCGCCAAATGACGTAAGCGTGCCGTTTCGGCTTAGCGTTTCTTTTTTGGCTTGCCAGGCCGCCCGTCGGCCTTTCCCCGCGGGTTCCCCAATATCCCGACGCCCTTAACATGGGTCAGAGCGTGGCCTTTCGCCGTAAGCGATGCTCGCCGAATGCCCCCCTGCTTGACTTCTAGTCAAATCTGCACATACTGTATGGGTTAGTTTAACAGCGCCGAGGAGTACCGCGAAATGAATGTGCTTGACGCCATCCCGCGCGCGGACTTTTTGGCGCTGGTCAATCGCAGCGAACCGAGCTTCCGGGAGCATCGGTCGCACGGCCAAATGCTCCTTTGGCATGAGCCTGCCAAAGCTTCTCGGTCTCAAAACCGGGCGCTGAAACCGTGTATTTACGACGCGCTGCTTTTCCGCACCGCCTGGTCAATCGTTTCGCAGGGAACGTCGTGGTCTGGCGTTCGCCTGGCGCTCCCCGGCTTGCAAATGACCCTACGCAACGGGCTTGACCGGGAGGACACGTTTGCCGTCATCACTCTTTTGAACGAGCGGGAGCTTATCGTCGGCGCGGGGACGGCCGAAGAGCTTGCGGCGTTAGGTGTTATTGGTCTGCCGCGACAAATGTTCGCGATGTCTATTCCCGTGGTTGTCGAGCACATGCGCGGGCGTGCGGCGGAACATGACATCACCCTTCCTAAAAAACTCGCACCACCACCTAGCGAGCAGCCGTTATGGGCGCGCGGCAACCCCTCGTGGGCCGATCCTAGCGCTGGCAAGAAGGTAATTTGGACTCCGAACTACACGCAATTTTCAATCGCGGCTTTGCCATGAAAATACTCGACCGCGCCCGCGCCATTTTCAAGCGACCGCCTAAGACCATTGCGACGCGCGCCTATGCCGGTGGTTCCGGCTTCGAGGCCGCCGGCGCCGGCAGGCGATTTCGCGGCAGCGGGGTTATTCCGAATTTGCAGAGCGCGGAGCTCGCCAGCCGCGAGCAGGTCGCGCGGTCGGCGCGGTATGCGGCGGCAAACATGCCGCTCGCCGTCAGCGCCGCCGACGTGTGGGTATCCGAGGCGGTCGGGAGTGGCTGCCGCCCGGTCCCGAGCACGGGCGACGAAGCGCTTGACGCGATCATCCTCGCGGCGTGGGATAGTTGGTGCAATCGCGCCGATTACTTTGGGCTGACTTCATTCGAGGGCCTTCAGGCGATGGCCGCGCGCCGCGAGTTCGTAGACGGCGAGGGCTTCTTCCTGCTCGTGATCGATAGAGACGAACTGAAGATCAAGGCGCTTGATCCCGCGCAAGTCAACCCTGCCATGAGCATGTTATTGCCCGGCGGCGGATTGATCATCAGCGGGATCGAGGTCGATCTCGGCGGCAGGCCGGTCGCGGCGCACGTTTTCAAGGATTGGATACCGGGCCTGCCTTTGCTGCGCGGGCTGCTTTCTGTGCGCATTCCGATCGAGGATATCGTTCATCTATACCGCCCCGAGGCGGCCGGGCAGGCCCGCGGCATGTCGCGGCTTGCGTCTGTGCTGCTTCGTTTGCAAGAGCTTGACGGCCTTACCGACGGCCAGCTCATGCGGCAGAGAATCGGGGCGTTGCTTACGGGCTTTATCACCGACGCCGACGGCACCTTGCTCGACGAGCGCTCACATCTAGGCGAGGTATCCCTCGAGCCCGGCACGATGCAGCGGCTTCGCCCCGGCGAGTCGGTGACTTGGAGCGATCCGCCCGAGATAGGAACCGAGGCCAATGAGTTTCAAAAGGCGATCGTTCGCGAGGTTGCCAGCGGCGCCGGAATACCGCCGTTTCTAGTAGACGGAAACATGGGTGAGGTGAACTTCTCGTCCGCCCGCGTGGCGTTGATCGCATTCCGCCGCCGGATCGAGCAGTGGCAATCGCAAGTGCTGGAGCATCAGTTCTTGCGGCCGGTCTATCGCCGGTGGCTTTCCGTCGAGATACTTTCCGGGCGCATCGCCGATGTGGCTTTGAACGAGGCAACACTCAAGCACAAGTGGATTTCACCAAAAGGCGTCTGGGTCGATCCGCTCAAGGACGCGCAAGCGGAATCGCTGGCGATTTCGGCCGGGCTGACTTCGCGCCGTGAGTGCGTTGCCGCGCGCGGGATCGACATCGAGCAATTAGACAGCGAGATCGCGCAAGACCGCGCAAGAGAAAAAGCGCTCGGGATCGACTTTACGCCTATTGCGCAGACCCCGCAAAAGCAACTCGAGGAGCAAGCCTAATGGACGATGTAATGACGCTTTTCACGCGCGCGGCGCCCATTGGCGCGAAATCCTGGAACGAGGAAGCCCGCACCCTCGACGTGGTCTTCGCGACCAGCAACCCGGTCGAGCGCCAGGACTACAAGGGCGCGTTCCTAGAACGCCTCGACATGCAACAGGACTGGACTCCTTTCATTGGTGCGCCGGTGCTTGACAGTCACAAACGCGGTGCGCTCGGCGATGTGCTTGGCTCCGTCATTGCGGCTAAAACTGTGGGGAACGAAGGCCGCGCGACGATCCAAATAAGCAAGCGGCGGAAGGCCGCGGCGATCGTGGACGATATCAAGGCTGGCCACATCCGCGGAGTTTCGGTCGGCTATCGCGTGGCTGAGTGGAAGGATTCCACGGAAGACGGCAAGCGCGTGCGAACCGCGACGAAGTGGAGCCCGGCCGAGCTGTCGATCGTGGCCGTCGGCGCCGATCCCGGCGCGACAATCAGAATGGCATCCGAAACGATTACAACCGATCCTCCGGTCATCGAAAACCGCGCGGCGATCAACGTCGAGATTCGCGGAATCGCGAAGGTTGCAGGCTTGCCGCAAACCTGGACCGATTCGCAGATTGATACCGGCGCGACCATTGAGGCCGCCCGCGCCGCCGCTTTCGCGGCCATGCAAGCGCGCAGCGCCGCAGCCGATAGCATCCGCACGGCAACAGCATCCGTGACGGGCCATGATAGCTCAGACCCGGAATGGCGCGTCCGCACGATAGGCGAGGCGATCCATTGCCGGATGAGCGGGACGGCGCCCAGCGAGGCCGCAAGGCCCTACGCGGAACTTACGCTTTTGGAGATTGCGAAGGATTGCCTGCGGGCTCGCGGGCTCTCGACGACCGGCAACCCGGCGCAGGTCATGGAGCGTAGCTTAATCTCCACGAGCGACTTACCCGCGCTCATGGCGGACGCGGTTAATCGGACACTTCGCCAGGCGTACGCTGCGGCGCCTAGCGGCCTGAAGCGGATCTCCCGCCAAAGAACAGCACGCGATTTTAGAATGCTTCATCGCATACAAGTATCGGCCGCGGCGACCCTGCTCCCGGTCAACGAGAGCGGCGAATTCCATTCGAGCCCATTGACTGACCAAGAAGAAACTTACCGCCTTGGGACCTATGGGCGAATCGTGGGCCTAACGCGCGCCGCGTTCGTCAACGACGACCTAGGCGCCCTGAACGATTTGACCCGGCGCATGGGCGTTGCGGCGGCCAACTTCGAGGCCCAGTTTCTCACGAACGTCTTGCAGGCAAACCCGCCGATGAATGACACGCACCCCGTCTTTGATCCGGCGCATTTTAACCTCGCGGCAACCGGCGCGGTCATATCGCAACAGACCCTTTCCGATGCGCGCCTGGCCATGCGGCTGCAGAAGGGCTTGGCTGGGGAGCCCATCGAGGTCACGCCAAAATATCTCGTTGTCCCGCCCGCGCTCGAAACCTTGGCCGAGCGCCAACTAACCCAAATTCAAGCCGTCGCACTCGAAAACGTGAATACATTCTCGTTCCTCTCCCTGGTCGTCGAGCCGCGTCTCACATCGCAAATCGCTTGGTACCTTGCGGCGGACACGGCCGCGATCGAGGGCATAGAATATGCCTATCTCGAAGGAGAGGCCGGCCCGCAAACGTTCAGCGAAATAGGGTTCGCGCGGGACGGCATGAGCTTTAAAATTCGCGAGGATTTTGGCGCGGCGATCGTTGAATATCGCGGGCTCTATAAAAATCCGGGCGCCTGATCATGACGGAAACTGTCGCCGACCTCCAAGCGCAACTCGAAACTTTGAACGCTGCCCGCGCGAGCGGCGTCACGACGACCTCGTATGAGGCCAATGGCGTACGCCGACTCGTGACCTGGAAATCAGACATCGAGATGCGCAATGCTCAATGGGATCTAATGCAGCGCATCGCGGCCTTGCAAACCGACGAGCCGCGTCGGAGGGTGCTCGTCGCGACAACCAAGGGATTCCGCCGTCGCCGCCAAGGCTTTGGCAACTGGCAGGCGAGCGATGCTGAGAAGGAAATGTTTGAACGGGATCAGCGCAAGTATGAGGACGGATAGCGCCCACGAGGCAAATGAACAACTATATTCAGCCGGGAAATGTCCTGACCCTTATATCGCCGCTCGATCTCGATTCCGGCGACCCGGTTTTGGTCGGCAAATTCTTCGGCGTGTGCAATTACGACGCGGGCGTCGGCCTTCCGGTCGAGGTGTCGGTCGTTGGGGTCTACTCCCTGCCCAAGGCTCCAACCATCGTCTTCGCGGTTGGGGATTACGTTTATTATGATGCCACCGCCGGCCAGGTCACCTCGGTTTCGACGGCCAACCATCTTGTCGGAGCCGCAACCGCCGCGGCCGCGGCAAGCGACACGACTGTCGCCGTGCGCTTGAATGGGATAGCGATCATCTAATGGCCGATATTCTTCCCATCGCCCCGCACCGACAAAAGGCGTATGTCCGAGTCGTGGTCGGCGGTGAAGACGTGACCACGAAAATAAACGGGCGGCTCTTGTCGCTCACGATTATCGATAAGGTCCGGGCGATAGACGAGTGCCATCTCGAGCTAGATGACGCGATGGGCGCATCCGCCGCGCGGTCGATTCGCAGGAAATCAAGTGATGAACGCCCCCCTTATCGAGCGCCGCGAGCTGGCGCCGCGCGTCGAAGTTCAGGTTCGCGTCGTTGGCGGTGATCCCGGCGTTCCGCGGCTTACGCGGTATTTCCGGTTAACCGAGCGCGGGCTGGGCGAGTTGGTCAACCACGCGGGCAAGCTTGAAGCCGGGGCGGCGGGAAAAGGTGAGCGCAGGGATTTCAAGTAATGAAAAGTAGAGTTCGCTCGTATTGCTGTTTTAACTATTCAGCCAATAGGTTATGGGCAACATTTCATATTGCGCGATACGCGATTTCGCGCCTATTATGGCGTTACTTCGAATTTAAAGGGTAAACGACAATGTCAAGACGGCCGCCACTCTTTAGAGCTACAGACTTAGCACGTGCGCTACGGGCTGGCATAATGGCCGGTGTGCGCGTGCGTGTGGCCATTACGAAGGACGGCGCTTTGACCGTCGAGCCCATGCCGGAGGAAGCGCCGGCGCCAACCGTCCCGCCGCCGGGCAACCCTTGGGATGAACCTCGTGGCAAACCTAAGGTTTAAATTCGTCCATGAATTTACGGACCGGCGCGGCAAGGTCCGCCACTATTATCGCCGCCCCGGGTTCAAGGCCGTGCCCCTGCCCGGTTTGCCCGGCTCGGCCGAGTTCAATCGCGCTTATGAGGCGGCCACTGCCACGGCGCCGCGGATCGTGATCGGGGCGGACCGCAGCGCGCCCGGCAGTGTCTCGGCGGCCGTCGCGGCATATTTCGGGTCGATGGCTTTCGGTAATCTTGCGCCACGCACGCAACGCGAACGGCGCTGGGTTCTTGAAAAATTCCGCAATGACTACGGCGAGAAGCCTCTTGCCCTTCTCGAACGCTCGCGTATCGAGGCCATGCTCGCCGAGAAAGCCGCAACGCCAGGCGCCGCGCGAAACTTTCTTTTCGCCCTGCGAGCCATGATCGCCGTTGCAATCACGGCCGGTCTGCGACCCAGCGACCCGTCTGCCGGCATTAATGTGAAGCTGCGCGATACCGGTGGATTTAGGACGTGGACCGAAGACGAGATTGCGCAATTCGAGGCGGCGCATCCGATCGGAAGCCGCGCGCGGCTGGCGTTCGCGATACTGCTCTATACCGCGCAACGGCGGGGTGACGTCATCAGAATGGGCAGGCAGCATGTCCGCGCCGGCTTCATTGCGGTCCGCCAGCAAAAGACCGGCCGGGTTCTTGAAATCCCGCTGCACGCCGAGTTGCAGGAAATCATCGCCGCGCACCCCGCCTTGCACATGACATTCCTGACCACTGACGCGGGCGAGCCGTTCACGGCGGCGAACTTCACGCAGTGGTTCCGCGCGCGCTGCCGCGAGGCCGGCCTGCCGAAGGGCTTAACCGCACACGGCTTAAGAAAGGCCGCTTGCCGCCGGCTTGCCGAGGCGGGGTGCTCGGCAAATCAGATCGCCGCGATCTCCGGCCATAAGACGCTCCGCGAAGTGGAGCGCTACACGGAAGCCGCCGATCAAAAACGCATGGCTGCGGACGCGATGAAGGCCATAACCGGAACAGGGGTTGCAAACCCTGAAATTCCTTCTGCAAACTTGCCCCGCAAGTGATTGAAAGCAAAGGGTGTTGGAATGGCAGTAACCTTTCGATCAGAATGGTCCGGCCCCGCCCGAAGTAGACGTCCGCGGGCGTCAGGTTGCCGATTCTCTCGTGATAGCGCCACCTTGGATGCCTTCACATTAACGATGCGCTATCCTGTCAAGGAAGCACTCCGGGCCAAGCGCGGAGGCATCGCGGAGATTGCTCATGGCATCTGAGGGCGCAGGGGCGGTGGGCCCCCCGTTGGGAGAGATGGATCTGGACGAGTTTCGCCGCGCGGGGCATCGCATCGTCGACTGGATCGCCGACTACCGGGCGCATCCCGAATGCTACCCCGTTTTGTCGCGCTGCCGACCGGGCGAGGTTCGCGCCCAGCTTCCGCGGGCCGCGCCGTCGCAGGCTGAATCGATCGAATGCATTTTGAATGATTTCGAGCGCCTGATCCTGCCGGGAATTACGCATTGGAACCATCCCGCGTTCTTCGC